AAATAGAGGCGCTTCGAGGCGAAATACCTCAACAGGTAGACACAGAGGCTCTGCGTCAGCAGATTACTGATGACATCATGGCTCAGATGCAGAGCCAGCAGCCGCCACCTGCAACCACAGCGCCACCTGCAACCACAACGCCGCCAATCACGGTCGGCTCCGCAGAGGGCCAGCAAGGTGTAAGCGTTGAGCCAGAAATGGACGCTTATGGCTTCGGCCCATCAGCGTCGGAAGCCGCTGGGTTCAACCCTTACGGCGGTGGCTCAGCAGCAGCCATGAATGTATCGGATGGTCGCGCAGATGCTATGGGTCTTTTTGAAGAGAGAGAGCAGTTTGACCCAAGGGGTCAGCGCGCAGCGACCCCCACAACAAGAATCAAACAGCCCGCGCCTACGGCGGTTAAAAGCGGTGGGCGATATTACACAGATCCTGTGACTGGCAACTCCATGTATCAGCCACCAATGCCGAAAGCGCCTCCGAGGATGATGATACCGCAAGTAATGCCTACACCTATAGACTTGACCACGGGTAAGCCGAGAGACATGGGTTTTTTTGATAGCAAGCCTCCAAGCAAACCCGCGCCGACAATTAAACCCTCTTTCCCCATTCCTAAAGTGGCGTTTGATCCCAGCAAGCTAAGATTTAGATTTTAAGATAGGGCTGCCGTGGCTTCCGACAACATACCTGAAAACGTAGCGAATCCATCCCTGTACAAAAAAGCCAAGGCAAAAGCTAAGGCCAAGTTTGATGTGTATCCTTCGGCCTATGCTAACGGCTGGATGGTTCAGGAGTACAAGCGAATGGGCGGAACATACAGAGGCAAAACCGGCGGCGAAGTTACGCTAGACCCAGTAAAAAGCGATTTGGACAAAGACGGCAAGCTAAGTAAATATGAGCGCAAGCGCGGCACTGCAATTGCCAAGAGCATGGCAAAGAAAATGAACATGGGTGGAACCGTGATGGTTCAAGGCCGTGGCTGTGGCGCTATCATGCCAAGCAAGCAAAAGAAGACGCGAGTACCTCGTGGCTAAGCCCAGAAGCGGACTCAAGAAATGGTTTGGCAAAGGCAAGGGTGGCAACTGGGTTGACATCTCAGCGCCCAAAGAAGGCGGTGGCTTTGAAAAGTGTGGGCGTAAGAGTGCCAGCGATTCTGATCGTGGTTACCCTAAGTGCGTACCCGCAGATAAAGCCGCTAACATGAGCAAAAAGCAGATTGCTTCAGCGGTTAGCCGCAAGCGGTCAAAAAAACAGGGTGTTGGTGGCAAGCCTACCAATGTCGCAACTTTCGCTAAAGACGGAGGCGAGATTATGAAAAGCAAGATGGGCACAAAAGGCGGCGCAATGGGTGGCAAGAAAGGCATGAAAATGCCTATGGGCATGAAGAAAGGCGGCTCAGCCATGAAAACCAAAGGCTACGCAAAAGGTGGGGCCATGAAGACCAAGGGGTACGCCAAAGGCGGCGCAGCTAAAGGCGGTATGAAAAAGCCTTCAAGCAAGAACAGTGGTCTATATGGCCGCAGCTAGTGGCTTACCTTCAGAGCAATATCCCGCACTTTAAGTGCTGGGTGCGGAAGGAATACACGCACAACCATGAGAAGTATCACGGCGAGTTTGTTCACGCGATGGCTATTGCTGTCACGACGATGCCGACTCGCTGTTTGTCGTTTCAGATCATCTTTACGGGTGCTGAGACTTACGACGATGACGAAGAGCCAAACGTGCATGGCGGCGCGATGTGGGCGAGGATGCCAATTACAGCGTTGGTTGCAGATACGCCCTTTGATGAATGGCCAGAGCCAATGCCTGTATGGGCAGCTCAGCCTTGGGATTGCAGCTCATACAACCATGCGGTTTACGTTTTAGATCGAGCGACACCAACACCTTGGCTTGCCAAGATTGACGGCGAATTTTATCCAGCTAAGTATTACTTCACAGTAGATTACGCGGAAAACGAGATAGCCGATGACCCAGCGCAACACAAGCAGAGTCATGTTTTGGAGCTTCTTGATGCTGGGAAGTGGACTGGAAATATCGTTGCTTTGCCGAATAATCGAGTGCGGGTAACCCACCCAGCTTGGTTTGAGACTGGGGAAGGTGCGCCAGACTTCAAGCCAAGCCAACATATCCACTACTCAAAAAGTGATTTAGACTATACGCTTGACGTGAATCAGGTTTTTGACAACCTCTACGCAGGTAAAAAAGATGGCGGTAAGCGGAAGTAAAGATTTCGAGTTGGACGTAGCTGACTACGTTGAAGAAGCGTTTGAGCGTTGCGGCTTAGAGCTTCGCACGGGTTATGACCTAAAGACGGCCAATCGATCCCTCAACCTGATGCTCGCAGAGTGGGCAAACCGTGGCTTGAATCAATGGACGATCAATCAAAAGACGTTAGCGATGGTCAAAGACACGACCTCGTACACGGTTGACGCAACAAATCCAACCGCAACAATTGACGTTTTAGACGTGTTCATTCGTGAGACTTTGGGCGGTGTATCAACAGACGTGCCGCTATCTCGAATGTCTCGATCCGAGTACGCCAATCTTTCTACCAAAACAAGCACGGGAAAGCCTAACCAGTATTTCGTAGACAAGCAGATTAGCCCGACCATCACAGTTTGGCCTGCACCAGATCAGACATCCAAATACGATTTATATCTAAACGTGTTGAGCCGTATGGATGACGCAGATGCTGGGGCAAACACATTGCAGGTTCCGTTTCGATTTTACCCCTGCTTAGCCGCTGGTTTGGCTTATTACATTGCGCTAAAGAGAGCGCCTGAAAAGGTTGGTATGCTGAAACAGATTTACGAGGAAGAGTTCCAGCGAGCGTTGAGCCAAGACGAAGACCGCGCCTCTTTTAGAGTGGCCCCCGATCTTCGTGGGTACAACATAGCGTAATGGCTTACGCATCCAACAAGCGTGCTTACGGCATCTGTGACATCACGGGCTTTCGCTATCGCCTAAAAGACATGAAGATGACGTGGGATGGCTTATTGGTAGGCCCAGATCAGTGGTCACCAAAGCATCCACAACTCATGCCAAAGCCAGCCCCTGTTGACCCGCAGGCATTGCAGATCACGCGCCCTGATCAAGCGGCTGACGGCAACGACAACAACTTTTTCACCGTTTACACAAATGTTGGAAATGGTATTTTGGGTACAACTTTGCAAACTTTTGGAATAACCTGTAGTGTTGGCACCGTGGAGGTAACAACGTCATGAGCTTCACATTGGCAACGCTAAAATCGACTGTGCAAGATTACTTGCAGGTCAATGAGACCACGTTCAACAACAACCTGAACACGTTCATACAAGAGTCTGAGAGCCGCATCTTCAAGCTGGTTCAGCTGCCAGAACAGCGAAAGAATGTGCAGGGTACGTTGACGGCAAGCAATCGTTTCTTGGCTACGCCAAGCGACTACTTTGCGCCGTTTTCATTGGCGGTTATTGATAGCGACAACAAGTACCACTATTTGGATTTCAAGCATCCGTCATTCATCAAGGAATACAGCCCTACCACGACAACCACTGGCAGGCCCAAGTATTACTCGTTGTTTGACGAAACAGCCTTTGAGCTGTCGCCTGTACCAGATTCTGGTTATACGGCAGAGTTGCATTACCTGTATAAGCCAGCGTCTTTGACGGTTGGCGGCGACTCAGGTACGACAATCCTGTCTACGGATCACCCTGATCCGCTACTGTACGGCACCTTGGTTGAGGCTGCTGTGTTCCTAAAAGAAGCTCCTGACGTAATAGCCAACTTCGAGGCTCGGTTCAAGGAAGGCGTCTCTCGGATGAAGAATCTGAGCGAAGGCCGTGGAACCAGAGACGAGTATCGATATGACTTATTGCGTACAGGGGTAACCTAATTGGAACCAATCAAAGAGCTTGAGGGCAAAAAAGTAGCAATCATTGGTCTGGGAGCCTCCCAGATCGACTATGTTATTGGTAAAGAAAACAGCGTCGAGTGGGACGAGGTTTGGGTCATTAACTCAGCCTTGTCGGTTTTCGACTGTGATCGTGTTTTTATGCTTGACCCTGCTAGTCGATTTTTAGATACCGATGATGCAGGCAACCAAACCGACGTAATGCGAAAGCTCCTGCCTACGTTTGATAAGCCGATATACACCTGTGAGCTAGATGAGCGCGTACCTGCGCTGGTTGAATATCCGCTTGAAGAGGTCATCAAAGACCAACGCTGCGCTTACTTGAACACCACGGTTTCTTATGCCTTGGCGTTTGCAGCGTGGAACAAAGTGGGCGAGGTCGATCTGTTTGGCATGGATTTCAGTTACAAAAACAACCTGCACTTCGCAGAGGCTGGCAGAGCCTGCCTTGAGTTTTGGATTTGCAAAATGATCGCCATCGGGGTCAAGGTTGGCGTAAGCCCTAGATCGTCTTTGCTCGATCAGAACGTGCCGATAGAGGAAAGGCTCTACGGCTATCACCGACTACCAAACCCGAAGATAGCGATGCCAAATCCAGAGGGAGAGTGGGTGGTCTGCAACCGCTCAGAGCTGGCACAGATGGTCAAAAAGCACAAGTTAGAGACGGTGGAGCTGCCGTCTTCACCTGAACCGTATAAGGGGTAGTTATGTCGCAAGGTAGAGTAGAGCTGGGTCAGGTCATGGTTTCAACGACTGAAAACCGTGGGCATGACGTAGAGTTTTGGGCAACGGAGACAACTAAGAAGATTTTAGGTATATCAGCAGAAGCTGAGCCGCACATTCGATTGCAGGCCGAGGCTTTCCGCAACCATATTTATGCGATAATCTTGGCAGGAATGAAGAACGCTATTGCTTCTGACAGGGTAACCATTCGCGGTTTGCTTGCGTCTCAGGGGCATGAAGACATGGCAAAGATAATCAAGGAGCTTTGATATGGCCATCACCTCTGCAATCCCTACTAGCTTCAAGCAAGAGCTTTTG